TTAAGACCAGATGGAGGAAGTTGAGGAATCTTCGACAGACACACATATTTCAGACGATAAATCTGGATCTTGGGAAAACTCAGGCACCGTCTACATATAGATCTAAAGCTTCAACTTGACCCAAGGAACAACAAAACTATGTGCCTTGGGTCTTTTTCTAGTTTGGTAGGATCGCGTTGACTGGTAGCATCGACGGCGCCTGCAATCCCATGCCCCAACCAAACGAATACCCTAACGTACCTTGCATGTACTTACCCAACCCTGATCCAGAAAACACAGTGTCTACATTAAGAGCTGGTCCAATTCCTGCTCCAAATAGTAACGCAGCAGTAGGTCTATTTCGGATCATATTAGCCCCAATTTTCATGATACGGATTTTGTATGTTGAAAACCATACAAGACCATTTGCTTCAGCAGCGCCTCGACCCCTGCCTGACAAGCGACTGTAAGGGACAAACTCCTCAACTATGACCGCCAGTGCTTCTTTGGAGGTCATGCCTTTTTGTTGGGTCAGATGATCATAAAGCACAGCTTTAGCTAAAAAGTCCCCATACTGAACCATGCGGTTAAGACCTTTGAACAGAGCAGTATCTTGTGAGATTACCAAGTGTTTAGCCGTTGTTTTGACTACCTCCGGTAGCTTGTCAAACTGATTACTCAGAAACTCTGTGACACGGTTCTCACTCATAGCTTTGTCACCGGTGTTTACATCCTCTGATTTGAGAGTGTACTCACCAGCTTCCAGGAGAGGCCAGATAGACAGCTGACGGTTGGCATCTTCCAAAGCCTGGATCTGACCTTTGATCTGATTGGCTTTGCGCTTGTTCTGGATCTCAGCCTGCAGTTCCACATTCAAAGCAGTGATCTGTTCTTTGTTTTTGTTGTAAGCGCTAGTTTCTATGAATTTTCTCACCATAGCTTTTGAGCCAGTGATGTACCCAATACCCCAAGACCCAAGATGCAACTGATTTGAGAACAGGTTGTCAATAATCACAATCACAGACTTAACCACGATCGTGTCTTTGGCCAAGCTCACAGCGTCCTGGATCGTGCCCTCAACAGTGGAAAAGTATTTGAAGGCGTCCGCACCTATAATCGTAGTTGCCATGTCCTTAAAGGCTTTCTGCGTCTTAGGCCTCCAACGTGAAACTCCTGACCAAGAATCTGTTATCGATGCAGAACGTGTACCAATAACGTCCAGAACTACGTCTTTTCTGAGAGGAAGGTAATTAGGTTTGCCATAAAGCTTAGCTGCAGCCTCTTTGATCTGCCAGCCCAAAGTACCGTAGGCATCCTTGATAGTGGCATCTTTCTGGTCTTTGTCTGCCACGTTTACAAAGTCATCAATGTTGCCATACTTTGCCAAGTGATCGTCATGGATTTTTTTAGTTGCCAGTAACACCTGCTGATTCAACTCCCCTGAAATCTCTTCTTCCAGGATACGGCCAGTCCATACACCTGACATTTTAAACAGATCTGTGCTGCTTTGAAGACTGGCTTGATCCTCAGCTTTCAGAGTGCGCTCATAGCCTTTGACCTCACCTTTTCCATTGAAGACTGGCTGCAAATATTCACCTGCTGGCACACCATCTTTGGTTGTCCGTCCACGGAGCTTAATCTGCTTGGTGTACTCCAGGGGAACCGGGCCGCCACTCTCAGCTGATCGGGTTACGCCAGTCCGTTGGTCGACGCCGCGCCAAGTTGGGTGAACGGTTTGAGCCAAGCCTTGATTAAAAGAAGCTTTGCCCCCGACCGTCGACCGATAGAGACTCCGAGTGCCTTGGTATTTCTCTGTTGGATCCCCTTTGTAAGCAGACACTTTGACAAAGCCTTTGAAGATCATCTCTTGGTGTTTAGAGTCATCAGCAATCTCCAGAATAGTCCCAGGCTTTGGTGTACTAGGGGCATACCCCTTCCAGCCATTGTACTGCAGCATGAGACCCTCTTCACCTTTTGGTAGGCGTTGGGCCTCTAAAGCTCTGTTGGACTTGTGGTAGCCCGCCAGAACCTCCATGCCACGCTTCTCTGTGGCACTCAGATCTTTGACGGTCTGTTTGACGGAGTCTTCCATCAAATCGAACGCATACAGAGTCACCAAGCGATCGAGAGCATTCTCCAGTTTTTTGTTCGGCTTTGGCTTATTTTGAACGTCCTCATTCAAGAGTTCAGAGATCGCTCTAGCATTGCGAAGCAGGCTCTGAGACGTGTTGTCTCGGTTGACCATGTACTTCGCTAAGGCTCTTGCTTTACGCCTCATCAACTGGCTGTGGTTTCCACCCAAAGAAGACACCTTCTCCTCTGCTGCCTGAACCATGGAGCCAGACTTCACAGGATCAGCCATCAAGAAGAGAGCTTCATTACGGCTCAGAGCCATCAAGTCGGCTTTAGCTATAACTGTGAAAAGATCGTCATTTTCTTTTTCAGAAAGCTTTTTGCTGAAGTAGCCGGTCAACTCTTTGGGTATGTTCACACGTGCATCCTGGCGTACAGAATCTACTTGAGTATTGATCGGGTTAAGGAGATCAAACACAGGAGCGTTGCTTGGGGTTCGGCCCCTAAAATCACGGATAATTTCCCGTGTTGTAGCTAGATTTTCAAAACCGTTCATAAAGTTTGTCAAAGAATTACCTTTGATCTCGGCTTCAGACTTTGAGCCCATTGAAACCACAAACGAAGACAACACAAGAGCAGCCTTCTTAGCCTTCTCCCGACGATTCGTGGGGTTAATCTTCTTGTTTTGTTTGTCAATCCACTGGGAAGTTTTCTCACTTCCCAGGCTAAGCATGTTGGAACTCCAGTCGTTAATCTTGTCCATGCGAGCATAGTTCTCGGCCATAACAATATACTGGTTCTCGCGCTTTTGAACTGCCAGAGCTTCAGCCAAGACATCTAAAGCACCTTTCACATTGCGAGGCTGAGCCTTACGGCTCACTGACAAGCTTGTAATCATGTTTGCAATGGTGGCCATGACACGATTGATCCAACCATCTACTGTGTCTTTTTTGATCTCATTGTTCTTGGGGGACGCCATGTTTTCCATAGCGTTTCGTAGAATTGGATCAGTCTGAGACAGGGCCAAGAACGTCGCTAGAACGTCTGTGTTACCATTGGCTGTGCGTCGTAGGCCATCAGCACCCGTCAGCATGTCATACCGGCGCTCAGCGGCCTTCATAGCCTTCTTGTTGGTCTCTGAACTACCGGGAGCCAACAGATCTGAAGGCTTCAGTGTTTTCATGACATGACCAAAGATCCGGTTGGTTCTCTCAACAGCGCCTGCTTCCATCCGCATGCCACTCATCATGGCTTTATGGATCTGGCGAAAGACCTGTTCTTGGCGAACCTCTGGCAAAAACCCTGCATGGGTCGCTTGTGTACTGGCTTCTGCACTGACTTGAATGAGCTTATCAATTTTATAAGCAAAGCGGTCTGCAACTGACTCGTCCCCTGGAGTGGCTTGAGCTGTAAAACGCTCTCGGTTCAGTCTGATGTGGGCTTCCAACCGGTTGGTGTAAGTCTCATCCAGCTGCTCCAAACGAGGATTGGTTGGATTGACTTGGTTCATCATATAGTTGCCAAACTGCTCCATCTCGATCTGTTGATCTTTGGTAGCCTGACCCAACAACATTTCTGTGTTGAAGCTGATGTTTGAGAACAGAGTGCTGCCCGGCTTGGACTTGATCTTCAACATGCGCTTGACCTCACCCAGAACCTTCTGAGCAATCTTCAGGACAGGATCGTAAACCTTCCGCTTCTTGGCCATCTCGATCAGGTTCTGGTTGGTCATCATCCAGCTGACAAATTCGTTCATCTGGCGAGCTGGATTGGCTTCGTGGGTTGTCAGCTCTTTTTGAAGAACAGCGATTGAGCCAGCTGTGCCAGTGAAGTCTTTGACCAGGATACGCTCGCCAGGCTTCCGGCGTGTTGTGGTCCCAGTGAACCGCTCAGGGATCAGGCTCCTGAACTCTTTGATAAGAGCTTCCAGGTTACGAGTCGCCATCGTCACATTAGGAGCTGAGCTTCTTGGATCATCAAAGTGGTTCACCAAGATACGGGTTGTGTGAACGTGCAGCATTTCATGCAGCAGGGTCTCTGGAGCCAGATTGGATACAAAGACAATGTTAGATCCGATGTGGGCCTGCCCCCGTTGGATTGGAGATTTGTCCAGCTCTGAGTGAAGATCATTCCGAACTGCTTCCAACTGCTTGGGGGAGCCAAAATAGTAAGTGGCATTCACAAACTTAGGATCCTTCATCAGAACATCCTGAAGCAAGCTTTTCTGTTCAACAGAGAGCCCGTCGATGTCCTTCAGAGCCAGAGGAATCTGACCACCTGTAAGCATGGTGACTTTCTCGTGGTTCTCAACTTCAGTTCCCACGGCCTTGATGGCAGCCACCAGTTGAGGATCTTTCTGGGCAGCGTCCCGGCTGGTCAATTGCTTCTTCTCAGCACGCCGAAGAGTCTTCATGTGTTTACGGTGGATCTTGTTAGCCCAGTTTTTGATGCCCTCGTAATCCCACGTCTTGCCGTTAGAAATGTCTGTGCCCTCACGCACATAAGGGGAACCAGCAGCAGCCAGGTGATCGGTTGAAGTGCTGACCTCTGCAATGGTTAGCTTGCGTGCTTTGGACTCCATTGCCAGATCAGCCATTAAACGCTGTTGAGCTACTAACGCATCAAACAGGGCTTCATTGGACATTGATTCCCAAGGTTTTCTACCAAAAGCACGATTAATCTTCTTGCGTGTCTCAAGAGAGAAATTGGCAATGTCACTCTTCTTCAAAGTAGCCAGCATCTGCTGATACCCAGTTGCCATGGCTTCATAAGGGCCGTCCAGCATCCATGCATCAAAGTTTGCTTTGTTGATCTGCTCAGAGTTGGTGACGATGTTATCCAGTGACATCACTACGCCATCATAGACGGGCAGGGTGGTTGTAATGGAACTATCCCCTTGAACATAGGTGTTCAGGATCATCCGGCCGTCACCTGTTCCGATCGTCAGATAGGGAGAGACTTTGACGCTTGCATCACTTGGAGTTTTGACTGTGTTTTGTGACCCAAACCGGCGGAGACGGGATACCTTAGTGTTATTGTTATAGCGATCAAGCTTAGGAGTCTTGCTAACACCTTGGCTCTCGTTACCTTCTTGGAGAGTGGCTTTCGGTGGTGAGATATGAAAGCTCTGGGCATCTGTGTCATAGACAGGTGAGCTCTTCAGAAGGCTTTCAAAGATCGTCTTCAACTCCGCTTCAGGCAGAGTCTGACTGGCTCCGATTTTACCTTCCGTGCGCCATTCCTTCAGTACAGCGTTATACTGCTTTTCAAACAGATCTTGAAAAATAGCGGTCTGGATCGACGCCAATGTCTGAGACTGCTCCATGCGTATAGCTAAACCACCAGTGGCGAAGTCTAAAGACTCTCTCAAATGCGGGATCAAAAGCTCTTGGATCTTCAGAGTAACACCTCTGTGCATGATGTGATCGACCATCATTTTATTACCTGCAGGGTTACTGATGATCTTGCTGATGTCCATGTCGTCAATACCCGAACCAAATAGCTCTTTTAGGGCTTTAACAGTCTCTGGATCAAAGGGGGACCGATCAGATTTGTTAGCTTCCAGAGAGAGCCCTACATGGATTTCGTCAATGATCAAGCTGGCAATCTTACCAGCAATACCTTCCTCGCCTGCCCCGTATAGAAACACGGTCAAAGGGTTCTTGGTCACACCCCGTTTAATTGTTAGGTGGTCAGAGCCGTCTACAGTGGGGCCATACACAGGATTGTAACTAAAGCCGTCCAGGAACTTATCCATGACTTTCAAAAGCGCTGCATACGCTGGGTCATCAAGTAATGGTAGAATCAGATCACGAAGCTTTTTAGCAGCCACTTCATATAGGTCATCTGGATCTTCGGTGAAGTGGTCGGCAAATGTCTTCTTGTCTGGGCTGAACATAAGACCACCCTGAGCATACCGACGAATATCATCTATCGTGAATTCACCCACAGACATGTGCATGATAGCATTGATAGGTCCGTCAGTAATGCCATCAGCTTCCAAGCCAAGGGACACCTTGAAAGATGTCTTAGCTTCTCCACCTTGCTCCTGAGCCATCTTCATAGCCTGTACAGTCTGTATAGCATGAAGAAGCTTGTCAGTTACTTCCACATTGGAAGCAGTAACGGCTTTGACGAAATCACTCCTCATGAAATTCATCCGGTCCCCGTCAATCTCGCCACGACGCCATTCGTCGACGATGTCAAGTGCGGGCAGTAAAGCTTCAGGGTCGTTAAACAGATCTTTGGCTTGTTGAATACTGAGCTCTGGATCCTGCTTATGGACTTTGATGTCTGCAGCTTGAGCCACAGCCAGCCACACACGATCTACCATCTCAGAATCTGACAGATCGATCGTTGCAACAGTGGGGGTGATCATCTCACGCATGGTCTTGTTACCCTGCTGAGTGACTGGACCTTGTTGCATCAGGCGGCCAACACTTGTGATGACCCAATCAAAATATGTGGGAACCTTGTAGCGGGTTGTGCCTGTAGCTTCAGCATAAGCGTCGATCTCTGAAAGATACCCATCAACTCCTTCTATGCCTGACCGTATCGACGCATTCTTGCCTTCGATTGATGTCCGGTGAGCTGGGTTCAATTTGTACGAGATGTTGTCGAGATCAATGAGGCCCAGGGCTTTTCCATACATATCTCGTCCAAGAGTATCCATCAACCAGACCTGGCTGGTGTTCACATAAGAAGAAGTGTTCCGCTTCATGTCCAGAACCGTGGTCTCGTCTTCTGATAGCTTCGCTATTGGGTTGCGCAGCTGGTGGCTCTCCCGCTTGGTGGAAGGCTTACCAATATGGCGTTCTTTCTCACCGTCTTGCGTGAAGGCTCGTGTGAATACATCCGGCATGGAACCAAGGGTCTTGAGCGCAGTTGCATTGGATCCAGTAGGCTTCGGATTGATGAACGTCCACTTTATCTCGATGGCATCTTTGATCTGGTCGGTAGGTTTGCCTTTAGCTTTAAGAGCGGTCTTTTCAGCTTCTATGGCGTCATCTGTTTTAGGAGCCAGAACCACGCCTTCAAAGTCTTCAATTTGCCCTTCCAGGAACTGTGCCTGCAGTGCAGTACCAGCTAAAGCTTTGAACAGACCGCTGGTGTAGCTGGCTGTCACTGTCTTGTCGGCCGAGACACCCAGCAGATCTTGAGTGAGCCGTGCGATCTCATCAAGCACACCTTGCAGAGGCATACCTTGAGAGGCCGCCAGCTTGGCAGAGTCTGTAATGACGGCATTATCAGGCGTACCAAACTTCTTCTTCAACTCATCTACGTCATAGCTAGGAATACTACGTCTTGCAGTGCGAGCCATCCATTCAGAAGTGGCCATAAACAATGCTTGAGACACAAGAGGATCAATAGCGTATTTGCCATTCTCTTGTAGAGTCATGAAGTTGAGGGTCTTGCCGTCATCTGTAGACAAGATGTCCTGAGTCTTGTCCCCTTTGGCATTTGTCCCGTTCATCAAGCTTTTGATCCAACGATCATCTTCAGCAGTCAGACGTTCATTGGTCAGATCATCGATTGATTTTGCAAATTTAGGCATCTCGTTTTGAACCAAGGCAGTTACCGCGGTGACTTCTTCTTTAGTCAACTCACGGATCATCCCATTGTCATCGCGCTGCAGCTTGGTGATGTTCTCCATCAGGAATGCGATCGGGTCTTCTTGCTCTGCCATCAGCGAGCTGAGAGGCTTGGCGTTGAACGCTTGAATAAAGTGGTTCACGGAGCCTTTGGCAGCCAGAAGCCGGTCTTTAGATTTGGTCATCCAGTGGCGCTCAAGAGCTTTGGTTTTGAGTTCAGCTTCTGTTGATGGCTTATCAGTGGGCTCTGGCTCAACAGGGGCAACATCTTCGACTGTAGCAACTGCACCAACATTATCGTTGTCGATCAGATCCGCGTCTTCATCGACAACAGGTTCAGCAACAGACTCATCATCAATCACCTCGTCAACTATAACAGGTTCAGATTTTACCTTCTTTTTCGGTTTTGCTTTAGGCTTGGTCTCAACAACAGCCGGAGCTTTCAGAGCTCTACTGTTCAGATCTGGAGCTTTCAAAGCACCTGACTGCAGGTCTTTGGTGAGGGTGCCCATCTCTGGGCCATATTGATCCAGGAGAATGTTGAAAAGACCCACAACTGCTTCCAGGTCAGCTGATGCATTTCGCATCATGGCAACAGATGCCGGGGACTTCACTTGCCCATAAATCCCTTTCTTGTCCATGTAACGATCACCGTTTTTGTAGGACATGTAAGGGACAGATCGTCCAGCACCCTCAGAAACAGATTTGTTAATAGCCTTCATTTTGTTGATCTGGCTTGTAGCAAACGCCTTCAGTTCGATCAGGGCAGCTTGCCCTTCCAGCTTGTGACCAGAATCCATCGACTTGCGGATACGGGCATTGTGAGCTGACAGAGATATAAGGCCACGAGCCTCATCACCTGTGTTGCGAATCTGGTTCGAGACAAGTTTGAAAGTTGGGAAATTGTCTGAGACATTCTGTTCTTTTTTGCGTTGCTCAGGGGTCATGTCCTTGAGAGCAGCATCCAGATCAGCTTGGTTCTGTTCCTTGTTGGCGTCGCTGGTCTCGAAGCTTTTGGCAATCAATGAGGCTACTTTCAGCTTCTTCTTCAGACGCTCAGCAGTCTTACCACCGCCTACCTGATCTAAGACAATGTTGATGTCTGCAGATGTCACAGCTTCCGGGTTTGCCAGTTTGATCATGTCAATTAACCGGCCACGATTCAGAGCTTCTTCTTCAGTCTTTGGGGCACCAGCAGGATCATCAAGACCCACCACTTCCCGAAGCTTTACTGGGTCCATTGAACCAATAAACTTGTTGGCTTCCGTCACAGCAGCAGAGCTCTCGTAAAGCTTCACTGATTGGTTCACGGTAGTGTACTTGACTCGATCTGGATCAGCTTCATCAAGCTTATTCATCTCGGTTTCCACATCAGTGGCCGAGGCTTCTCTCATAATAGCCATCTCGGACAGCACACCAAAGCTTGCCATCAAACGATCATCGTCGGTGGATTCCTTGTTGGCCAGGGTGGCACCGTGAGCGTCGATCACATCAATGCGGGTGAGAGGGCGAGGATTGGCTTCAAAGCTTTCCTTGAGAGCCGGAACTTGATCCATGGTCTCCATAGCTTCAACGTCTGACAGAAGAGCAGAATTGCGAACCACGTCCTGAGCAGCCTTTTTCTTGTCGGCCGCTTTGGAAACGTCTTCCACATTCACTGGTTCAGTAGGCTCAGTGGATTCAGTTGGCTCATCAGTGCTGGTTGGATCAGTGGGTTCTTCTGTTCCGGTTTGGTTTGGTGTGGGTGGGCCAGAGACTTCAGGGGTTTCAGAAGCTTCAGGAGCCTCTGTATCCGGGGCAGGGGCACCTATCGTGCTGGCAGCGTCTGCCATACTCTCATTGGCTGTTTTCAGGGCGTCAGGGCTCACTGCCGAGTCTGCATTAGCAGAGGCTTCTGCCGCAGCAGTCCGAGCTTCCAAAGCTGAACCAGCAACATCAGACCCTGCACTTGCTACAGTAGAGACAACCTTACCAGCAAGACCAGGTGATTGCATAATACCAGCCGCACCAAGACCACCTATTGCACCTTCAACAGCAGACGATGCCACATCTTCAAAAAGTTCTGTTTCAACTCCCCCACCAACAATTAAACCAGCGTTAGATGTGAGCTGAGCATTACCTTCTTGGATAAATTCTTCTGTAGTTTCACGGGCTGTATTGCCAGCTACTTTCTTTGAAGCTTGTGCGATCGACGTACTTCCAACACCACGCCCTAAAGGATTTGCAGCAAACGAAGCTGTGAGCTTACCAGCTAAAATTGCTGCAGGAAGGGCCAACGCAAATGTCACAAAACCGCTATCTATAACCAAATCGCCAAGAACCTCATCATGGCTCATGTTGTTGTTTCGCATTTCCCAATACTTATCATTGCCCACCATGTCAGCTTCGGTAAGAGACAAAAATTTCATTTGGTTTTGTTGAACAGCGGCACCACTTTCACCAAGACCCATAATGAGAGGGGCCGCTTTCTCACCTTCTTTGAGAGCCAAAGATCTACCAGATGCTGTTTTCAAAGAAGCCTTAGCTGCCTCTTTTGACATACCACCTGCAACCATTTTGCTGACAGCCCTGGCTTTACCAACATACGAAATAGGGGCAGCAAACGCAGCAACCGATGCCACACCTTGAGTTACGAGAGAGGCAGCTTGATCAGGGTTTTGAGCGTAGTTCACAGCTGTGTCGACCATCGCTGCGCCTTGCTTCTTGAGCCAAGGAGATACAACACGATCCCACTTGCTGTCACTATCGGCATTGGCAGCCAGGTCTTGCTGATACTGAGCTTCGCGGTCTATTTTATCCAGCTGCGCAGCTCGTGCAAACTGGTCCCCACGCTCAACTGATGTGTCAGACTTTAGGCTATTAATCTGTCCTGTGATTGCCTGAGTTGCTTTACCAATACCCGGTGCAAGCGGGTAGCCAAAAACCTCTGGTAATTCAAAAGCATCCACTGTCTTGTTTCGGCCGTAATCACCAATAGCAGCAACCCCGGACAAAAAAGATCCAGCAACGTTTACAGCACCAGTTGATAGATCAGCAGCCGTGTCTCCAAGCAACTCACCCCTGGTACGGCCCGCGTCTTGAATACGATCTTCGTTGAGATAAGCACGTGCATAATCGGCTTTGTAGTTCGCAGCCTCTTGGCCATATTTAATGCTGAACGCCAACGAAGACAGAGAGTTCAAATCTTTAGTAACTTCGTCCTGAGCCAGTTCATTCCCTTCTTGGGATGCCAGAGCCATACTAGCCCGACCTTCTGGAGACTCCAAGGATGCTCGCTTCTGAGCAGAGATTTCTTGCAAGCTTGCAGACTTACCTTCAACCAAGGACGGCTCAGAAGCTTGAGGAGCTTGTGTCTCAACAGGTGTGCCAACCTCAAACCGACCAGGGGCAGACTGACCAAAAGACGACCCAAACTGAGCCATGTCGTTAAGTGAGATAGGTTTGGTTGGCTTCGCCATGCGAGTCATCCTCAAGCAATTAACAAAATAAAAGGAGGCTATGGATGTACCAAAGCCTCCCTGCATTATTCACTTTTTATGTGGGCCTGTGTATGCCCGTCTTGTGACGGCTTACATGTTGAGCATTTCTGGTATCAGATCCATCAAGCCCATGACTTCATCTGATATAGGACCACTATTTTGTATGTCCGACATGAACTTAGACAAGATACCTTCAGCTTGTGTACGTCGACCCTCATCAAGGTCGTTTCTTGCTTGCAGCATACTGATTGCCGCAGACACTTGTTGCACTTGCTGTGGGGGCAAACCTACTTCATCCCCGATCATCTGAATAGTCTCCGCAGGTGATCCACGGAATGCGTCCTGTGCTTGCTGATACCCAGGAGTTTGTGCGCCGCTTGCTTGGCTTGAAGGGCCATCGCTTTGTGGACCCCTGCCTGCAGAAAGAGCTTGGCTCAAGTTATCAGGTGTACTCATTACTGGAGACGGTGTCGCCGGTGTTGCAGGAGCTGCAGCATCCTGACGACTTGCCCAAAAGTCAGCAACTCCTTCCCCATTTTGTCGAATTGCGTCAGCTTGTCCGAAAAGGTTTGCGCCCCTCTCAGGACTAAACATACTTACGCCACCAGCAATGGCACCTTGTACACCCGCAGCTGCATTGTAACCTCCTTGAAGCACTTGACCAACCATCGTGTCAGTAGAGTCGCTTAAATCCCTAACATCTTTCAATATGTTTTGACCAACGGCATTAGAATTAGCAGCTCTTTCTGCAGGTGTTAATGAGCCTGAAGGGGCAGCGTTATTTGATTTAGGGCTCGGGACACCATTTGAACCGCTGCCTCCTCCTCCTGAAAACAATGGAAGGCTTTCACCGCCTGCCCCCGGTGGAGCATTTGCAATACGCGCCTCGTAAGTATACTCTGTGCCCATCTCAGTCATACGAGCCAAAGCCCGATCTGCTCTTTCATCGTTACCACGAGTTGCTGCGATCGCATACTCTTCTTGAAGTTCATCCCACTCACCTCGAAATGATTCAAGTTTTGCGTTTTCACGGTTATACTCGGCTCGTAATTCTTGGTTGGCTGCCCTGTTTGCTTCGTTGTTGAGATCACCAAGAATGGTTCTAATACCGCTATCGTTCAGCTTAGTTTTATTCCATAAAAAACCCCCCGCCTTGACAGTAGACTCCATAACTGCAGCAATTGTTTCAGGTGCAACCTTTGAAAATTCTTTTTGCAGTTTGTTGAAGTCAGCTTCCATGTCTCCGAACGACCCCATGAACGAAGACTCGTCTTCACCAGCAGCCGTGAACTGTTTCTTCATGCGAGACTGTAACTCAGCGGCCGTTTTACCGGGTGCGCCGCTGTAAGCTTGCTGGCCTACCGCATGCCAACGCAACCCGGGGTTTGCGCTAACCATACGCTTCAGCTCAGTTTTTTGATAATCAAGTGCTGTGTTGGTGTTCACCATCATAGGATTGCTTGCCATAGCACGTTTAACAGCTGGGCTAGTATCCCAATGCGCGGGATTCACCTCATCAGCTGCAGCAAGCCATGCAGCTTCTTTCTCTGCAGAGTAACCTTGTTCGAGAATCCATGGAGTCATCTCTGACGGTTGAAGGCTGTTGGCCATTTGGTCGACGCCAGCCAACGCTTCTTGTCGCATTGCTGCATTGGCGTCATCACTAGCTTGTTGTGCAACAGTACGCTTTCGATCTTCGATTTTCCAGCTATCTGTAATTTGTTTTTGACCTAAGTTATAACCTGCAGTCTCTGTGCTCTGATCCCGGCTGTTGTTGATTGACTGGGAGTTGGCGTTGGCAAAGAGATCATCACGTCGACCGGCAATCATCTCTAACGTGTCACCGTTTATGTCCCTGGGGTTGATACCCAGAGATTGAAAAATACCTTCTTTGCTGGCTTTGTCCCAGCTGCCAACATCAGTAATGCCCATGGCTTTACCAACAGCTGCAGCAGAGTTTTCAAACATGAGATCAGCATCAGCTTGAGCTTGCTCAGCATCACGCTCTCCCTGGAATCCACGGAGGTTGGTTCCCATGTTTTGGAAAGCGCCAGAGACCATCTGACCTCCACGAGCAGACGCCTTCAGTGAGCTATCAAAGTTTGGCGCGTCGACGTTCTGCCATGTAATACGGTTTCCCATAAATAATATCCTTTCAGCTACTTACAGCTTGTGCTCATTAATTTTAGCGTCTGCCTCAGACTGGGGTCTGTTGTTTTGATGATAGCGAGCAGTCATGCGATCTTCGAGAGCCAGGTTGTAAGATGAGATCTGGTTCGACAAGTTTGTATCGTACGCTTTTTTCTGAAAGTTAAGAGAATCCTTGGCCAATTTGTTTTGCTGTAAGCCCGACCAGAGCTGACCAAAGCTGGCAATAGTGTCTGAAATAGTAGCCACAGATCCCATGTTGAATCCATCTTTGCCCCAGAAACTATTTCCAGTTACTTGGCTGTCTGCGCTTTTTCCCGTAAGATCGGCATAGTTTCCTCTACCAGTATCTATTGTACCGTAGCTAACTCCTTCATTCATACCAGATTCACTTGGTGAAAGCCCTTGGACATCCATAGGATCAGAGGCACTCATAGAGCCAGGAATTCTGCTAGATCCGAGCTTAGGCCCACCTACGGGAATACCTCCATTAAAATTTGGGTGCGGGGCAGGTGCTTGATTCCCAAAAGTCATCATTTGAGGTGCAAGATTATTCTGGGCCATGGTCATCCTCCAGTAGGGGGGCTGTGAAATTTAAGGAGCCAGCAAAAGACAATCTCATCATAAGATCGGCTTCGGGAGTTCGAGAGATGTTTCGGCAAAATTATCAATCAGGCTGTGCGTTAGTTCAGCAATGTCTGAACCAGTGAGCAATGTGCGATCAAAGAAAGTAGAGCTGGACTCTCTAAAGTATTCCGTGGCGTCGGTGAGCATCATAGGATTAATAAACGCACCGGTCATCCCTAGAATCTCTTCAGAAAGATTTTGTATGCGCTTCATTTCGTCTTCGTAACCTTCAGTGGCTTCGGCCATTTTTTCTTGAATATCTAATGTGTCTGCAGACAACCATTGTTGGTAAGCTGCTGAGACTGAATTTGTGACTTTAATGAAGTTGTCTGCATTCATCATGGAGCCCCAGTCCACATCGAACGAACCAGTAGCTCCATAAGACTGGGCATAAGTCATTGCAACAAATGAGACGATCGTCCCAATTATGGCTCCAGCTTTGTCCCCAAAAAGTTCCACAGAAGCAACCTGGATCAAAGACGTGATTACCATAGATGCAATTGCATTGGCCACAGCGCCAACCACAGCGGCCGCATAGGCAGTTGTTATGCCAAGAGCAGTACCGATAGCCAAGTTGGATCCAAGGATGCCTCCTGCGGCAACCAAGCTACCACCTGCGGTAATAACACTCAGTCCAATAGCTGCAATAATCAAAATAACTTTGAACAGTCCAGTTTGATACCACCTTATCGTAACAACCTTGTACGAATTCAGAACCAAATAAGCGCTGTAGGGCACCATTTGAGTGTGGGCAAGAATGCTCATTTCACGCAAGGTTGGGTAGTGTAAGGGAACAAGAAATCCTGATGCCTCTGTGTCGTCTAAAGCTTCTTTGGCTGTGATCAAAACACTGCTACCGCGGTAAACATAGTTCTGGTGCTGAAGGCCAACTATCTCGAGTTTGGTGTACCTGTACGGCCCTGTCTGGCGAAACAGGTATGTTCGAGTATAACGTTTGGGTTGACGCACTGCGAGCTGATAGGTGTTTAACTCCCGCCAATCTACGTCTGTTTGCACCGATGTAATGACACGATCTTCCCCGGCATGGATCCAAACATCCCCTTCTTTTACTTTGCCCCTTGAACGGTCTCCGTCGTATGTCTTTGCGTTACCAACATGCTGAGTCTGTTGGATATACGTCCACTCCATGCGATATTTGAAGTCAGGTAACTGAGGTGCATAAAAGTTCAGCTCGTTTGAGCTTGGTTCTGTAAGGCTGATATAACGGTTCAATGGGGCATCAGTACCATAAAGAGGATGCTGCCCGTTTTGTTCAGCCCCTCCTTGCATCCACCTATCAAGTTTTACAGCAGCTGCATTATTATCAATGACTGCAGCTTGGTAGTCATTGAAATCTGTCAAAGTACGGGTTTGATCCTGCTCTAGTTTTTGAAAAAACTCAAACAAGTAACGGCGAGCAGCGTTGTTATCTGTATTGAAAGGAACGCCATGAACTACGAAGCCGTAATCGATGTCATCAAGATTGGAATTGTCTTCAACAGAGTCAATGAAGTCTTCAATCGAACTGCCTGTAAGCTTTTTGTAAGCCTTTTTTATTGAAACGTAATCATCCGAGTAAGCAGGATCCCGGATCGATACATTGTTCAACCGTATAGGAAGCACTGGCAAGAACTCTCCCAAGCTCTGTTCAGATGCTTCTAAGGTATCAAAAATGACGTTTCCAGTCCCCATCCTGTATGTAAAGAATTGTGGGGTGCCTTGAGTTAGCGTTGCATCCTCGACGTCTTCTGTAACAATACGATACCCAACATAAAGCAATTTACGATTTGGGTAGGCTGGATCAGAAACCCATAACAGATCTGATGATGCTGCCATACGCACCTCACTCTGGCCTGCTCGAGTAACAATAATCTCTTGTGTGTCTACATCCCACTCAGCAGAATACTCGTCTTCATCCAGCTCAGGCCAGTTAATAAGAGCATAGTATTCCGCCCAGTAATCAATGTCACCGGGAGCAATCTCAGCAGACATAACACGTAAAGTTTCCTGGGAACCAAGAGACAAAACACCAGCTAATCCAGGAATAACCTTGTCTGCTTGCGCTGTAGAACTGGCGGTTAGTGTTGCTTCTGGGAGACCTAGCTCATAGTTGTTCTGGGCCCATCGAAAAAACCTTCGTTGGTTGCTACCACTACCGGTCATTAGAGCATGTCTAATCGTAGACCCAACACCCTCATCCTTGTCAACCAGAATAGCCCCAACCACCACAGTTGGGAGAAACCGGGGAATGTCTGCTTCTTCCCCGGCCAAGTTATACAGCGTCGAGCTGACGTATGTTTTTTTCTTTGAGCTGAACAATCCCATAAAAGATGCCCTTTGTTATTGAGCAATCAACCCAGATCTAGGTTTGTCCGAATTGCGATTATAGCCGAATTCAAATAGTCATCTGTAATCTGATTAGGTGCCGGAAGATCTTCATCCATAGCTTTCTGTGTGGTCCAGGTATCCAAAAGCATCTTCACAACCTTGGACTCAGCATCTCTTTGGTACGAGTCAATTTGCTGAGCATGTAGTGCTTTTTGCTTACCAACTGCACCTGCAATCACGGTCGTCCCATCTGTTCTCGTATCGAGTGTTTTGGAGCGGTGTGCTTCTGTTTGCTCATTGATTGACGCAAGCTGAGCAGGAAGTGTGTTGGTATTTGTATAGACCTTCCCAGCGGTGTCTGCATCAAAGCCAGCAGTCTGTGCAGGGAGTAAATCAGAGAGTTGATAAGTTTTCACGGCAGTCTCAGCATTCACGCTAGAAACTTGTGCTGGTAGAACTGAAGCTGTCTGATAAAGGGTTTGATCTTTGGAAGCTGAAATCTGTGCAATTTGAGCTGTAGCTGTATCGATCTGGCTTTGTGCTTTTTCCAGTTCTTTTGGCAACAAGTTAGCGATCTCGTAATCCAAACGTGAAGTCTCTTTTTGCAGTTGGGTCAACTGGGCTGGAAGCAAACTTGCATTCTGGTATTCAGTCTGAGCTGTCTGAGCTTTGATAGCGCAATACTGCGCATCTTCACTTGCCAGTTTCATGACAGACAGGGAGTAATTTGCAGCGACTGTGTTGGTCTCGACACGAGCTGCAATAAGCTTTGCCTTGGCTGCCTCGTTATCAAGCCGAGCTGTTACGACCAGAATCTCTGCAGTTCGAGCTTGCTTCTGTGCTGCCTGAGCCTGCCAGTACGCGCTGTCTTTGGAGAGGAGATACTGAACTGAAGACGCCATAGCGGACTGCACAAGAGCCACATAGGCAGTGCTGTATTCTTTGCCGGTAATGCGGCCGCTATCGTATTGAGCTTTTAACTGGCCATCGAGAGCCACCATCAGACCATCAAAGAGACCTTCGCCTCCAACGGTACGTGTCGTAATGTCTGCCTCTGTTAGACGATGTACGTCATCATAGAGAGAGTTGTTTGTGCTGCTTGGAATAGTAAATTCTGCACCTGTCAAATCAACAGCCGGTAGGGCAAAATCCTTACCGGCTGTCAGACTATCAAACAGATCTTTTGCCGCTACATCGGCATCGCATGTTGTGTATGTGGGCATGTCGGTTGCTTTCAGTTAGAGCAAGTATCTGTCAGTTTTGAGTAGTTCAGACGACGATCTGCCAGTCGTTGGCAAAGCAGTCACCACAAGACGGAACCCAAGATGAAAGCGATCCATCAACTTGGGATATTCGGAACGAAGGATTAATGACTTGCCCGTAATCGTTTGTGTGTTTGTATAAGACCTCTACCCACATACCTTTGCCGTTCCAGCCAGCCCGAGCCACTTTGTGACCAGATTCCATGGCCACAAGAGCGTGCCCAAAGCTCAAGGAACCATCAGGTTGATATGCGTTGTGAAACACATCTGAAGGGGACCAGCTGATATACCCTTTGTGGCCAATATGGTTGGATGGCCCACCGTCAACGTATTCCACCAGGTAGCCAGTATCGTCGCCGTTCTCATCCGAAGGTAGATCCCAACCTCGATAGTTGTTGTACTCCAGACGATTCATCGCAACGGCGTAGATCTTCTTGGTTCCAAACATCACGTTCATGCCAGTCGCTCCTTTGGTCCACCATAAGTTGGCACTGGTTTGGTGATTGATTTCACTGCCCACATGGCACCGTCTTCAATATGGGTTTGAGCCAAGGCTTTCAGACGCATGCGTTCACCTTGCTGAGTGATCTCCTCAGACGTGACAGCTCCTTTTTGGGGCACCAGTTCATCAAGCAGATCAATCAGAGCTGCAGCAGCCGTTTTTACACGGTCTACTGCACTGTCAGCGCTTGGATTGAAGGAAGTACCAACCCGGTACTCCCCTTTGGTTTGGATAATATCATTCATCCTGCGCTACCCCGTGCAGCCATCTGGTTCCCAGCAAGGCGATCCAGTTCAGACCTGGTCAAAGAAGGGAGCACTTCCAGAGCAAACTCAGGCGCCCATTTCTGATGGACAACATCTTGCCGAGTCTCTTTGTCTTTGCGGACAGTGATCGACAAAAACTTGCGTGCTTTCAGCTGGTTAAAGAGGATATTCGGGAGGTGATAGCCATTCTCTGTAGCCTCGCCATACGGAATAAATTTCCGCACTGTACCAACGTATTTGTTAGCTACAGTGAAGATCTCACCCTCAAGCTCTTTCTTGTTTGGGTTCAGGTTCGTAATGACAACGCGAACCAGCTTCATCTGCTCCATGTGGATCGCTTTACGAACACCAGCCTTGCGAGCTTGCTCTAGCAAAACCTTGTTCACAGGGGCCACAGTAGCACTGCGAGGGCGTGCGACAGGCTCATCAGCAGGGATAGTTCCACTGTTGAGCGCTTCCGTAACTTTGGCACGAAGAGCGTCTACGCCGATCTTGGGAGAGAATTTCAGGCCAATTTGTTTGGCACGGAATTTGAGAGCTTCCAGTTCTTCTTCTGGTGTTGGCCCTTGCTCCTCATCTGGAAGCGCCAGTTCGTCATCTGTTTCTTGAAGATCTTGAGGTTCGTTTGTCATGGGTCTCTTAGTCCTTGATGTGCGGAGATACCGCGGTGATCACTGAGGGAGAAAATGCTTAGAAGTGATTTGCGATGGTGTGATGTGGTGTGAGGGGAAGTTTCCTACCCCTCACTTTTCTCATGACCCAGGCTTAGATGCGGGCGATGGTCTTGATGATAGCAATGCGCTCAGTACGCAGAGCCATAAAGCCGTAGTACCACTTGATCGAGCTGAACCCCATTTCGCCGTAAGGGTCATTCCGATCAGCAGTCTCATTGCCAGGCATCTTGGTCGTAATCTTGAACTTCATCGACTTGGCAGACTTGTCCATCTGGAAACCGATTGTGGTGAAGCTCTGGTCGCCAACAACGAGCATTGGGTAGATGTCGTATTGATCGTTGGTTTCCATGTAGCCAGCGTTCGTATCAACGTCAGCACCAGCACCGGCCCAGTTGAGCATCTCGGGAACCACAACGAAGCGGAAACGATCGATCGAGCCAATTTCACCGTTCAGCAAAGTTGTTGCATTGGCATACATATGCACTGGGACAAAAGCAGGTGTATCAAACTGGTCGACCATGCCGCGAACGGTAGCTTCCAGTTCGGAGCCAATATACATGACACGGCCCGAAGAAACGGTCTTGGTGTCAATCATGCGCGAACCAGCGATGACTTTGGTCTGCAGAGGCGTGCGGTTGTCGTTCAGAATACGAGCCAAACGGGACAGGTCATCGTAAACCACTTCCGAGATTTCGGCACCTTCACCGGTAATCTCGTAATCAGACGAAGCAGCGCCTGCATAAACAATCACACCAGCGGCAGCCAGAAGGTCTTTCTGCAGAACGGCTTCTGTCAGCTGTGTTGCACCAGTCACTAGTTCACGGCTGATGTGGCTGTAAAGCTCATCGTCCGAGTCAAAGTCCATGGTTTCCTGAGTCCACTCAGTGAAGAAACCAAACTTGTGCAGCGAGCCGCTCAGAGTGAGACGAGTGAAACCAACGCGGTTCACACGGCCACCAGTCTCGGTCAGAGTCGGCATCTTGCCAGTGATCGTACCGATGTCTTTCGAGGAGCCATAAAGATTACCGTAACTGGCAATCGACGTAACGCCGACATCAAGAGCTACAACAGCATTCTTTTTCGTGGCGTTGACATAGGTAGGCGACAGGGAACCAACCAGTGTGATTGCAGTGAGGCCACTGCCACCGGAGTCATCATCACCGTCTGATGCAACCAGTGTGTCATCAACGTTGTCGTTGATCGTAACAACAGCAGCAGCCGAATCCGCATTGGCTACCATGACAGTTGCAGATGGGAAGATCACCTGAAACTCGCTGCCTGACATTGTCGCGCCAGCAGCATCGATACCTTGGTCGTTGACGTTGCGATCATCGAGCAGAGGGATGTAGTGATGGACCCGGATCTCTTTGCCGTAATGCTTGGGCATCTTGGTCACGTCGGCCAAGGGCATGAAGTACATTTCTTTTTGGGCTTCAATAAGCGCTTTGCGCTGCCAAAAGAAGGTGTTCATCTGCGTCGAGCCAGGCCCGTCGATGGTCGATTTGCTACCGGGGGGAGAGTTATACTGATGTGTAGGCATGGTCGTGGTATCCTTTAAGACTGATTGGATCAGCTAGTGGGGGAAGGGAGCGCCATAATTTCATCATCCGTCATATCAAACGGGTTGAATTCTTTTGGCGGTGTGGGAGCTGATGCTCGTGAAGCTGAAGCTGCACGTGCTTTTGGGTCAGACTTTACAACTGGCTTCGGAGTTCCTGTGCGGACTTCCAGGACACGTGCAGCAGGTGTCTGTGCAGGTGTCTCTACGGTGGCCGGTGCGGTCGGGCTTGGAGCGGGAGCCAGAGAGCCTTGGGCCTGGAGGTGATCGCCAACAGTCTTGTAAGCATTAATAAAAGAGACGCCGTCTAATTCACCCAAAGTTCGACGACGTTCGACCTCAGTCGTGATTTTGGCATAAATACCACTTGCACGCTGGTCTCGAATAATCCCCAATAGTTCGGGTTCTTTGTAAACCGCTTCCTTGCTGGCTTGATCCCATTGAGAGTTGATCAGATTTACCGTATCCTTGCCTTCTTGGGTGGATGTGACATCTCCCAAGGTTTCATGGAAATGGTGTTCGTGATCACTCACAGAGTGATTGCCGGGGCGGTATGTAGGCTCTGACGATGTATCGAGATCCATTGGATCGATTGCACCATCATGCAAAAGCTTCTGAAGAGCTGCAGGGTCTTTCTTATCAACGTCGATCAGAAAGGACAGCTTGTCTTGATCCATGAGGCCATTGTTCTCAAGCATTCTCATGAGCTTGAGGTTTGGCTTCAGTTCCTGCATCTTCTTCGTATAGTTGGTTCCCATCTGCATCAGACGGATAACCTCGTCCGGGGAGCTCGGAGTGAACTCCCGTCCGTTGGCTTTGAAAGGAGCCATTATCTGTGTGTACGCCGACTCGAAATCAACAGGTTCTGGCGTCTCTGCTGGCTTTGCTTCGCCATCAGTTTTTGCACCATCGGGCTTTCTTTCGCCCTTATCCTCACCTTCGATTGCTTCGGTGTGATTTGGTGTGACAGTACCTTCAGCATTTTCAGATGCTGCAACGGTGTCATCACCAACGGGGGCGGAGCCATTAGAAGCTTCAGCCAATTCTTCATCCGAAAAAAGATTTCCGTCAGCATCTGCATTCACCTCTTCTGCCGGGGCTACCGTAGCCGCTGGTTCCACAGGTTCAGTGGGTTCAGCAGAAACTTCTTCAGTAGGAGCCTCCACAACAGGCTCTTCAACAATAGGCGCTTCCTGATCTGAATCAGGAATAGAGGTCATGTTCATGACTTCCTCATCGGTGAGATTATCGAAGTCCTGTTCGTTCATGCTGCATCCTCCGCGCGAGCGTCATCGAGTGCTTCGCCGTTGGTGTAGATGTCTTCTTCAGCCATTTCTCCAACACGTACGATGGACTGAAGATATTGCTTCAAGAGGGAAATAGCCTGGATCGCCAAAAATACCTCGTTGCGGTCTACATTCGGATTTGCAATAGCAGATACTTCAGCAAGGCGGACTGCTTCATCTTTGAAGTAGCCATCCAGGATGATCTTCTTAAACTCACGGTTGCTCGACAACTTTAGAGCGGCGTTCTTGAGTTCTACAAGTTTCCGCGATTCGTCAATCGAGTCTTCGAGTTGCTTGATGTCAGACATTTCATTTCTCTTTACTGTTTTGAGGTGGATGGTTGTCAGATGAGGGACACTTTAGAGAACATTAAAGTAACCGGTCAACCTGTTACCAATTCTTTATATGCGAGAGCTGAACCCATGTCTGGATTGGGTTTTGCAGGATCTCTTTGAGCCAAGAAAGATTTGGTGATTTCCAGATCTTGGTTTGATCGAGCTTGCTCACCTTGCACATCCAAATTGCGCATGTGTTCGGTGCCAGACTCTTTCTCCACAAACTCCAGATCTTTCAAATCAGCGCTTGATCCTTCAGTGCGTGCCTTGGACTGGTTCACCATTGACTTAGATCTGATTTCTTCAATCTCAGCTTCAAGCTTTGCAATCTCAAGCTCTTTCATTTTCTGATCCAGTGGATCTGGCTCAGGTTTGAACTGCATGATCTTTTCAGCCAGAGCAGGCATACGCTTCAGTGTTGCAATCTCAGCCAGCAACATTTGAGTCATGGTAAAGTCCATGTTGTTACCCATGGTCTGCAGCATAAACGAAAGGTCTTGAGACTTGGCTTCATCAATTTCAGCAGTGGAAATGTCGACCTCAAGATCGAACTCACCCGCCAGCTCTTCACGCTTAACTGTTACATACGTTTTGTTTGTAACACGAACTGTCTCTTCTTCGCTCATGAACGCCTGGTTCATTGATGCAAACTTACGCCCAATGTCTGCCATGCCTTGAGCCATGCGACGCAAGATAGCCATTTCACGCTTAGCAGAGGCATCGAGAGCACCTCGAATACCTGTTGCCACGTCCCCATAAGCTTCACCGGAAATGCCTCCTGAGAATGCTTTAACGCCAGACAGGGCTTCTGCTTCTTGGTTCTGAAGCTGAAGCATAGTCAGAGCGGAGTTAGGAATTTCAGGATACTTATGCTGGTGAATACTGTTCTCGGGATGAGCTGTTGGATTGAACTCATAGTCAGTACCAGCGTTGAATCGATTGCGGTTCACGACATCCAAAAGACCTTTGGCCACACCTGTCTGGCTGTTTGCAGACCGCCCCATCAAATCAATCATACCGCGGCTGACAGCGCCCAGGATGTTCTGGTTCTCTTCCAGCAGCTCTGCGTCAGGCTCACCCGTAACCGAATGAGTGAGCGGCATATAAGGCACAATCACCACTGGGATTTCTTGATCTGGGTAGGGGTTTGCTTCCATGCGAATCATGACGTTGCCAATATACGTGGCCACAATCGGAACCAAGGTATCATCACTATTGATGTCGTAGGAGCCCCAGTATTCATATGCCACAACCCGTTTGCGAAGCTCGTCTTTGAACTGCACAGAGTCGTCAATGTTAGAGGCATGATCAGGCAGATTCATCGGGGTATTACCCTGCCAGTTCACATGATCAAGGTTTTTGTAACGCCCATCAGCAATCAGATCTGCTTTGGATGTCTCAAACGTAATGATACCAAACTTGGCTTTTGAAACGTCACCTTCACAAGAGGGATCCAGATAAAGATTTGAGTAGTGCAGGATAGTTGCTGTTGGCTGGTTGACCAGGACTTTCTCTTCCTCGACCTCTTCAGTGCCAATCTGTCGTGCTTGAACAGGGGCGCCGTATTCCTGAGATGCAGACACAGACTCTTGAACATCAGCTGGAAGATCTTTGAAAGCACGGGGATTATCTGTCTTGATCTGAGATGCTTGCTCCAGCATCTTAGAAGTCTCTTCGTCCTGTACTTCGATGATTTCCCACACTGGAGCTTGGAC